AAAACGTGACCTTAAAACAGTAACAGACAAGATTATGTCACTGCCTTACTATGCTGTAGCACGAGGCTATATGCCGGGTGTATTCCGCACATGGTCTCAGTGCAAAGATTCTACAGACGGTTTTACCGGCAGAAAGTACAAAAAATTTGCCGGTAGAGAAGCTGCCATCCAGTTTATGATAGATAACAATGCTCCATTAGTGAGCTATGATTATCTAACAAAATAATTGTTTTTAGAGGAGGAATTCAAAATGAAAAGTATGTTAGAATTAAAGAAAGCATTTGCAGCAACAAAAAAAGTTAATAATAGTGGTGATTGGTTGCAACATAAAGCAACTCTTCAAGAATTAAAAACAGCTAATATTAGATGTCTAATTATTAGCGAAGAGTCTTGCATTCTCGATGTAGTGGGAGCCAATGTAACAGGTGCTATTACAGAAGAAGATGTGAAAGAATCGTCTGTGGTTATTAAAGGCAAAGGCCTTAACTTCGATGGCGACTATCGACTAACTGAAAAGTCGATGGCGTCAGTAGAAAACATCATCGATGATTTGTTATTAATTGTAGGCAACTTCAAAGAAAAAGAAGATGCCTGCATGCCATTTACTTTCGAAGGAGATCGATACGTCTCAATTTCCTTATCAGCAAGTGCTCTCCGTCAAGGTAAACGCTTTGCTGTAAAAGAAGAGCTGTTAGATAAATGGCTTATTAAACTTCAAGCTGTTAACCATGGTATCGGCAGCTTTGAAGGAGAGAAAACCCTTAAAGTGGGCAAGGCCACCAAGCTATCTACATATGGCAACTTATGGTCTGCCAACGGGAAAGAATTTGTTGTCGATTTAAATGAATATTGTTTCATGATATTCGACAACATGGCTATCTTCGGTGAAGAAGATAATATGGATGGCCAATCATATCATTCGCATTATGATTTTTGCGAACTTTATGGCTGTCCAAAAGACAAACCTTTGTATTTACAAGCTCGCATTTCCGGATGTACGAAAACTGGTAGTCTGCCAGTAAAGAATATGTCTGGATTTTGGGCATTGGCAGCAGAGTGCAAACAACACTCTGTTATGTCTCTATCAGAAGTAGATAGAGACTATGATGGCGATGAGCCAGCTGTATGGATTGTCGGTAACCCATGCGGCAAATTATTGTATGTAACAGACTTTAACGGCTTTAAAGCCGTTCCTGGTTACATTAACCCTGAAGAAAACACATTTAAAGTTCTTCAGATTATTGAATCGACGCAAGCAAAAGTGTCGAGTCAATTGATTCAACATATTTAATTTAAATAATAAAAGGAGAATAATCATGAAAAAACAATATCTAGTAGAAAAATTAACAAAAGAAACTGTTAAACAATTTGAGTCCTACACTAAGGGCTCATTTGGAGGCACTGGTGTAGATGCTGCCATTCTTGCTGATGGTAGAGTTGCATATGATAAATATGTATTCTCTGCTAAAGCAAATAGCTTAGCAAAGAACATGAGCAAAGTAATCAAGAGTTTAAAGATGTCTGGAGATTCTGATTCCAGATATTTAAGAGGCGCAGGTGATACTGTATGGATGTTTTCAAAAGGTATTCTTGCTGATGACGAAGCATTAGTTGCTAATAAGAGATTATTGCAACATGGGGAAGCGTACGTTGTACGTTTCCCTCACAGTGCAAGAAGTGAATTTGCACACGTTCGTATGCTCGGCAAAGCTGAGTATATCGAACGTATTGAAGAAAGCGACTTAAAGCCTGCATTTAAGATGTTGGCAATTGAGGTTGCTAAGAGCTTACCAGAAACAACATTCTTATGTTCTGGTAGCTCTGTATTTAAAGGTTTAACTGGTGGATCCGATTTCGATACAGACGGATTCATGTTTCTTGTTGGTGAAGATGCTCAAATCTTCGCTGACTGGAAGCAACGCAGTGTCGATATTCCAGACGATATCGGTGAAGCGTCTTCTGTTACATTCTCTAACTTTAGTGAATTAATGGAAGGAGTATTCAATGCCAACATTAGTACAGGTAACACCGATGTTGGTGAGTTCTGTGTTGCAACAAGTACAGCAATCACAGTATTGCAAAACTTAGGTAACGAAGAATTGATTACCAAACTTAAAGAAAATATTTCCAAAGAATTCGGTAATGAGTTTGATGGAAGTATCGAATATGTTCGTTACTATGTTGGTGATGAAGATATTAAAATGGAAGATGTTCGTAATACGATGATTGAATCAATTACAATATCTTTCGTCAAATCTGATCGTAGTGTTGCTTCTATTCAAGCATATTTAGAAGATATGTTAGAAGCAGCACCTGCAGTAATCGGTATGATTATCGATTCTGCGAAAACAGGCTTAAAGGTGTGGGACCCATTAAGCTTCTTATTCGACGGCATCAAACAAGCCCGTCGTTCTGCTCCTCCTAAGATTAAATGGAATGAAGAAGAAAGTAAATTCTTCGTAGAGGAGGATAGCAGAGTTAAATAAATTTTATTGTGCGACCGACACGTTAATCCGGCAAGGAGTTCAGGATGAAAAAGAATAACGAAACAATTTATTTGAAAGACACAATGTATGAGTTGCAATTAGAGGCTGCAACTCGTGCAGTTGAAGAAGTCAATTCTATATTAGCAGAAAACGGTATTACTGGCAGCATTGAAAAGTTGCAAGCAAAAGGTTTCTTTGATACATATAACAAGATTTGTGCAGACTTAAGCAAATCTGAGTCTGTCGATATTAAAGGTCTTGATATTGAAGGTAACTTCAGCAAAGCCAAAGAATACATTGCGAATACTATTCGCATGTATCTTGGCGATGTAAAGGATAAGTATGAAGCTGCTAAGAATAGTGGTTTCAACTTTGCATCTTCTGTGTTGGAGTACGAACTTGTAATGAATAGCATTACAAGTGGTGCTATTTGGAGACGTGAAAATGGCGAACAAGATTTGGCTAGCTCTCCACTTATGAAGGATATCGATGTGTTCTGTATCGATCCTACAAATAATAACATCCTTGATGGCGATCAAGTGGTGTTTGAAAATGGCCGTTCTTTAGATGGCCGCTTCTTTACATCTACTTCTGTTACTGGTGTACAACCAGTATTCAGACGTGAAGATGGTGGTCTATTCATCGTGGTCCATATTCTTGAGACACTTGAAGCACCTACAGAAGAGCCAATCTTTGCTGTACGTAGTAACGACAGCGAAAATGTGTCCAAGAATATTTTCTTGGCACAAAAAAAAGGCTATAAATTCTTCTTGTTGCCTAACAGCAAGGGGAAACAAGGCGATGGTTTATATGTAAAGTCTATGAAAGAAAGTTCTACTGGCCAACTCGTTAAGATTATTTCCTGTGATGTTGTCGGCGATAAAACTTTCATCAATAATTTCTGTGGCGAAGTAAAAGTTGATGATGTACTCTTCAATGTAATTAAGAAAGATGGTTACGGTGAAGATATTAAGTCTGCTACATTGTTATTACGTAAAGCATAGTAGCAGATCCCCCTTCGGGGCCCGTTAGGGAAAATTCAAAAGAAGAAACAAAATTCTCTCTTATATCCTTAACGGATACGCCCCACTTGTTATTAGTAGTAGAGGAGAGCTAAAGAGAAAGCAAACGCTCCGCTACGAAATTTTATTTGAGGGAATTTTCCCTTTAATACGTTATTCTTATGAGGAGGAAATTATGAAGTACGTATTTTTCGGTAATCTTGCTGAACCTTATATTGCAAAATGCGATAGCATTATTGATGCTGTCGATTGGTTTTATATGGAAGCTAATGGTATAGCTGTTGGCTTCCGTCCTAAATATGTTACTATACGTGGTATGAAAATAGCATATATGGAAACTTTAACTAGAAAGAAAGATGGGAATTTAAATAAAGGAATAGTTTATGCGGTCCCATTTTACGGCTTATCACGGCTCAAACATTTGATTAAATAATGCCACTCCGTGGCGAAATCTTCTTTGAGGGGCTTTCCCTCTATCTCAGCATTCATACAGGAGGATTAAAATCATGATTGCTACAACTTATCTTTATACCTTAAAATTAGAAAATTCTTATTTATCCATTTACTCTGAAGACGGAGTAATGGAAGTTCTTAAAGAGCATCCAGGTGCTCAATTTATTTCACGCAATGCTGTAGGATATAAAACAGTAGTTGCAGATTAATTTAATTAGGGCGTTAGATAAATGACTATTTAACGCCCGCATCATTTATTATCTAAAAAAGGAGATATTATCATGTTAGATATTTTAATCGCAAAATTAGACAAGTTCTATTCTGAACAACCTTGGCTCTTCAGAGCATTTTTTTTTATGTTAGGATACGTTCTAACTGATTTAGTTGTAAAAGCAACTAGAAAATAATTATTAAGTGTGGCAATGGAAGAAGTCGATATCACATCATATCGCTTCTTCCTTTTCTTTTTTCGCGTAATTTACGGCTTAGTACCTTCCGACATTCGGTCGGCTCCGCCACGAAATTTTCTTTGCGGGATTTACCGTTTGGATAAATGGCATAGTTCTAAAAAAGAACCTCTTTCTGAACTCCTATACACAAACAATCCTAA